TGATGACATCCAGGATCTGCTGGTAGCGGTTCGGATTAATGTAGACCGTCTGCCCATTTGAAAGCGTGACAGTGTACTGTTTCTCCGCCTGTGTCGGGTCAATCATGACGCTTCGATTAATCATTTCGTCAACGTTGCCAACGTAGGTATGCTCTTTAGCATTTTCGCAAGTGTGTTTTGCGATGAACTCGTAATTTGGGCCATATGTAACAGTTCGTAAAAACATCATAATAGCATCAACGTCCTTAGCTAAAAGCTCTGTCGGCTTTTCAACTCCATCAATACACGTTTTAAACACTGCATTCAAAGCGTCACCGGAAAACAATTGATCAGGATTTTTTAAGTTGATTTCATCAAGTGCTGACATTGCGCGAACATGAAGTTCGCCATTTTTTACATTTGGCGATAGTTCACCATTTGTATAAAACACCCCGCGCGAAGGGATTTGAAAAATGCGCCCTGGCAATTTTAGTGAACTTAAAAGGGGGTTTGTATCTGACATTGTTTCTCCGATATTATAAATTATGGTCTAGTTCAGGGTTTTACATTGAGCAATAAATAGACTAAGCCCTATTCTATTTATACAGTCCCGAGAGCGTAAAAAGCCCATGTCAACACAATACTCTGATGCACAATTAAACGCGCTTATAACAGCTCTTACTTCAAGCGTAAACACACTTGCTCGAGTAACAGGCGCATCTCATAGTGGTGGGGCAGCAAGTTCTTCACGTTCCACGCGCTCTTCAAACATGAGTGCTTTCGGTGAAGCGGCGATGGACGATTATGAACGCCAGCTTCGCCTGAATTCAAAAAACCTAACTGCGCAAAACCGCCTTTTAAAGGAGTCTACCGCCGCATTCAGGAATTTGATTGGTGCTGCAGCAAGTGATCCCCGGGGCACGTCTAGCGGAAGTAAAGCCGAACGGGTCAAAAAAGCTCAAGAACAACTTGCCCAATCTACCGAGGGAGTAAAGCAAACCCAAGACAAGCTCACGATTGAGTATACCAAACTCATTAGGTTATCGCTTCCGCAACAGGTTGCGGCGTTTAAAAACCTTGTCAAAGGAACAACTGGTTTATCAAATAATTTCAGCGTAGTCCAAAGAAACTCGAGCCTTATGAACGCCGCTCTTATTAGTAGAGCAGCAGAAATTAATTCGGATACTACATCTGCAGATCATGCAAAATATGTCTCGCAGTTGACTGATGCAACAAAGATTTTGAAGGCCAACGACATGTCAAGAAGCATGTTGGTCGCAATGAACTTGATCGATGAAGCGGCAAACGAGTTTAATAACAACTTGATGCCGGATGACTTTTCCCAACTCCGAATAAGGATGGGCGAGGCAAACGTTGCACTCGGAGAAGCATTTAAAGATTTCTCGAGTATGAGTGGAAAGTCTGTCGAGGAGATGCTGTCTGAAGGTATTCTAAAAACGTATAACGATGCCAACGCAAGCAACGCCGTTCCTGGGCAAGGCGAAGAAATGCAAGCATCTATGGCGGCTGCATTCGAACAACTAAAATCCCTAAAGGTCAAACTTCCTTCAGATGTTACAGAGATTCTTTCACGCATGCAAAGCGGGGATTTCGGCAATGTCGATCCCAAAGATGAAGAAGCGAAAATAACAGTTAATAAAGAACTTAGTCGTCTCGCAGAAGTTTTAGAAACCTTTTATAAAACCACAGCCGAAACTACCCAGCGCCTAGATAAGATTGGCGTCAATGCGAACACTGCATTAGGCGCCATCAAACGTAAGTTTTCTCTTGATGGGCTAGCTGAGGCAGGAACCAATAAGATCGGCGAACTTTCTACCTACGCCGGAACAGTAGCAGCACTCAGTAAAACCGCAACTGCCTTACTGGCCATTATGTCTGAGACTTCAGACTTCAACGTAGCTAGCATAGCAACATCGTATCTTGATGTTCAGCAAAAGTCGATTGCAATGGGAATGAGCTTTGATGAAACTACAAAGTTCATGCTGGATAACAAAAGGGTAATGGCAAATTATGGTGCAAGCGCATTTGGCTCGCTTCGCAGTGGTTTTGAAAACACTTTTAACGAGTTCGGATACTCATTTAAACAGGCGGCTGCAATAATAGCTCCCGCAACTGAAGCGGCAATCTCAAGCGGAGTTGATACGTCTAACGAAAATGCATTAAACGGGTATATGCGAAAGACGATGGAGTCCTTTAATAAGCTATCGGGAATTATAAACATAAACGCTGCTGAATATGCTAGCCTGAATAGCGAATTATTTGGCGGCGAAGATGTTATGAAGACCATGCTTGGCATGACTGCTGCACAGTCTCAAGCATACAGCGATAATTTGGAATCCCAGCGAAACGAACTACATGTTCGGGGCTTAAGCATTCAGCAGGCGCAGGACGCAATAAAGATACAAGAAGCTGCAAAACGCGCAAAGGTCCGTGAACGATTTGAAGGTGGTGCGAAACTAATGGTTCAAATGGGAGCACTTGGTTTCAGCGCAGAGGAACAAATGCGCGCATATCATTTATCTGTAAAAGGTATGAGGAAGACTACCGGTAAAGGTAGCGAAACTGAAGAATATCAGAAACTTTTAGAACGCGTTGCTGCAAGAAGGGGAACATATGAAACAGAGGCCGTAGGCCTCCAACAGGGGACGATTCGCGATTTTATGCTTGAAGCTACTTCTCCTGGAGCAGACATTGAGAATCAGCTAGATATGTACTCGCAAATGGCAATTAAGGAGCGGGCAAAAATCGGGACCAGTGAAGAAGCGCGAGCAAGGTCGCAAGAGGCTGCCAAGCCTGATAATACGATTATGCACCTTACTGAAATTAGGGAAACTGCAGTTTCTATTGCAACTAATTCCCTAACAGTTGCTGCTTTAGCTGGAGCAGCCGCAATAACTGGGCTCACATTTTCAAGTGGGCTGGCTGCAAAATCATTACTTGCACTTGCAGGCTCTGGCGCAGGATCGTTGGTATCCGGGTTGGGCAAAGCATTATTGCCATTGGGCGCAACAATGCTAAGAGGCGGTGCAGCGCTTGGTTCTGCTGGCCTTGTCGCAGGCGCTGGCGTTGCTGGGTACGGAGTCGGCACGCTGCTGGTCGAGCCCATCAACAAGCTGACCAGTACACTGACGGGCAGTCAGACCACCCTGGGTGGCTGGATTTACGATCTGTTCAATGGCGGCGACGAAGCCGCGGACTTTGGCACCAAGACGACAAAAGCAGCAAGCGGGCTCGCAACAGGCGTTTACGATGTTTATAACGCGAGCCCTTCATCAACGTCAAAATCTTCTATTTCCCCGCCAGAACGGGAAGCAGCTTCGTCAGAACTGATAAATAGTTCACGATCAGCATCAGGAATCATTCAAGTTTCTGATGTTGCCGCTCAAAACCAATTAGTCCAAATAGCACAGGTTCTAAATGAAGCTGTTAGACTATTGGCTATTATCGCTCCCCAAAATACGCCAACGTTTAAAATTTCTGAACCAATGTTCGGGCGTAGAAACACTCCACAAGCAGTAGACGCTTTTTAATAGGTACCAAACATGTCACAATGGACAAATTATTTCAGAATCGTAACTCCTCCATCTCGTAAAGATAGCTACAGTCACCAGAGCACAATTGGCGATGGGGTTGATACTAATTCTGCTGGCTATGCAACTCATTCGTCAGTGTCTTGGTTTGCTAATTTATTACGCGGGTCCTCATCAAGACTGGCTCGATATAAGCAATACGACGCAATGGACATTGGGGATATTACTCGTGCGCTTGATACTATAGCAGAAGAAATTTCGAATATGGATAAGCGAACTAGTTTACCATTTACGATAGATTATCAAACTGAAGAAAATCAACAACTAAGCGACGGGTTGACGACGACTATTCGGGCATCTCTTAGACATTGGAGCAAATTTCACGGCCTCACAAAAAAGAATTTTAGCATTGCTCGTTGCATGATTAAGTATGGGGATTGCTTTTTTAGAAAAACCTCAGATACCGCTCCATGGGAGTTTGTTCATCCTACTCGAGTTGTTGGCATCGAATTGGATGAAAGCGGTAACAAGATGGCATATCACATACGGCCGTCTACGTTCTTCCAGACACAGCGCATGTCTAATTCGACTTTTCAAAGTTCAGAGTCAATAGAAATTAGTCCTGCAGCGGCCATTCTGCATTTCTCTTTATCAGACGACATGGGCGAATCTGCCCCATTTGGACTGTCAATTCTGCAATCTGCCTATCGCGATTGGCAAAAATTGATTATGCTTGAAGATGCAGCAATTATCTATCGAGTAGTTCGTGCACCTGAGCGAAGAGTGTTTTATATCGATGTCGGCAACATGATGCCTAATAAGGTTAAGCAGTATCTAGAGCAAATTAAAAACGACATTAGGCAAAAACGGGTGCCGAGTGCATCTAATGCCAATCAAACAGATTCTTCATATAATCCGGAATGTCTAGCATTAGACACGAAAATTCCCCTTCTGGATGGAAGAACTCTTGAGCTTCAGGAAATTATTACTGAGCACACACAAGGTAAAACAAATTGGGCATATTCCATTGATCCCATCACTGGTAAATTCGCGCCAGGTTTAATTACTTGGGCTGGTGTTACTCGCAAAAATACTAAGCGCATCAAACTCACGCTTGACAATGGGAAAAATATTATCTGCACCCCAGATCATAAATTCCCAATTCAGGGCAAGGGGTTTATTGAGGCCCAACATATTTCAAAAAATGATAGCTTTTTCCCATTCTTGCGAAAGGCTGAAGAAACAGAAGAATTGATTTTTGACACATCTTTGGCTGAATTCGTGCTATTAGGTAAAGTCGTTAACGACTTTAAGAAGGAACACGAAATTGAAATTGATTTAGCTCCATCTAAAGATACTGGAA